TTGATAAAGTTCCAAAGTTCTTTACCGCCTGGCATCCAAGGCATTGTAGACCAAAAATCACCTTTGTCAACAATTGGTTTCCACTTATCTACTTTAGACAGTTTCATCCATTGATTGATTGGAACACCTACTGTTTGTTCAGCATACTTTTTAAAGTCACAAAGTACACCGTCCATATCACAATATATTTTAGGTAAGTTATTCATAGTGTTTTTGTCCTTTCATAATACTACTATACCAGATGTATATACAAAAGGCAACAGCTATTTTGTCGCAGCTATGATTATTTTTCGTAATCTACTTTAGGTTTTGTATCAACTTTAGTAGGTTTTTCGCCTGTCATGGTAACTTTTCTGTTCATGTCTTTTTCATCATCTTTTTTAGTAGGTACCATAGTTTCCATACCTTCATCTTTTGCTGTATATTTTTTATCAATCTTGTTAAAAAATGCTTTCTTTTCAGCAGGTGACATTGAACCGATACCTTTGCCGGCTTTATCTAGTTCTTTTTTAAACATTGCTTGATAGCCTGAATCTTCTCTGTAACTACCTTGTTTAGCTACAAGTTCTTCAATACTACCTGGTTTGTGTCTTAAATAGTTTGACATTTTATTTTCCTTTTACTTTAGCAGCTAAATCTTTATCTGCACCACCCCATGTTCCAGAGGATTTTGTTATAAATGAGTTTACTCTAGCAAATGCCCATTGTTGCTGTGAAGCACCTGGTCGGTGTCCACCTCTCCATGCAGCCATGCCCCTATCATATACTTTCTTCAGAATACTGTAAGGCATTCCAGATTTCTCTGCCTTATTTTTAAGACCCTCAATCTGTTCAAAAACTTCTTTTGCTGGATGTTCAGCATTTTCATTTGTTCTTTTTAAAACTTTTTGTACATCTGGATGTTTTGATAAACCTTTTGCAAGTTTCTCAATAGCTGCAACTGCACCTGAATAATTACCTTGTTTGTATCTAGGGTCATTTGCAATACCATATGCTTGTTTAATTTGTTGTGAAGTAAACTCTACAATTGTTTCTTCTTTTTTTAAAATAGACTTTGCAATTTCATGGCCTTTAGTAATAGTTTTCTTATCTAAAGGTGGTTCATCATTGTATTTCTTTTTTGCTTGTGACATACCAATTGCATATGCGTCATCTTTTGCCATCTCAACCAAGTCTGATAGTAAATTAATGCCTGCATGTTTAATTGCTAATTGAGTTGGTACATCCATGTCTTTAATCATTTTCTTTACAGCAGGTGTAACATCTTTTTTAGTTTTATGTTGCCATACTTTTTTGATATTTGCAAGTTGTGTAGGATTCATTCTTGGTTGTAAATAATCTGCACTTTCTTTTTTCATCTTATCTCTAAGATGTTTGTATGCAATACCAACCTGTAATAATGGTTCGCCTGTTTCTGGATTTACCATTTTTTCAGTTTCTTTTTTAGCAACTTTAGCTTTTTCTGTTTCTGCTTTTACTTTTAAAGATTGAATTTCTGCGTCTTTCTTTTCAATTTCAGCTTTTAATTTTTCTTTATCATCTGAACCTTCTTTTTTTTCAACTGCGTCATTATCAGGTTCAACATCTGCCTTTTTCATTTTCTTTTTATCATCTATAGCCTCATTTGCCATATCTGGATTGTATTCAACATAATCTGTAACTGAATTAATATAATCTTTTGCTTTTGTAATTTTAGATTGTACCCATGCTTCTAAAGGATTGCCTTCGTCTGATTTACCTTGTAACATAGATGATAATTTTGTAGCTTTATCAGCTATAGCTTCTAACTCACCACGAGCCATTGATATTTCGTGGTCTTTATCTTCTTTTACAGTTTCTTCCGGCACACAATTAGGTACTTGTTTACCACCCTTGTCTTTCATGCCTACTTGTTTATAACCTGTCCAACAAGCCTCTGTAACTGGATTGTAAAAGTCTTCATCAGCGCTTTCATCAATTGTATAACTCTCTGCTCTGATAGAAGCTTTGTAAAAGTTTTTAAGGTCAGTAGCATACTTGTTAAGGTCTGCACCTTTACCATCTACTTTCATAACCATACCTTTTGCGTCAATGGTAAAACCATGTTTCGCTAAATCTGTAGAAGCTTTTGCCATATCAGCCATTGATTTAAAAGTTACTGTCATCTTTTTAAATTCATGTAGTTTTTCTTCTTCACCTAAAATACTCTTAACAGTTTTTACATCTAACTTCATTAACTTAGCAATCTCAGCCGCTGACTTACCATCTTTTTGCATTTGGTCAATCTGTGACATTTTGCCTTCATCTAAAGATAATCTAACTTCTTCAGCCTTTAGACCATTTTTTTGTGCGGCTAATTGCATGTCTAAAATTTTTCTCATGTTACCAGATAGTTTTAGTTTAGAACCACTATCATCAATTTTTAAACCATGTTGTTTAGCCAAAGAAATCATATTTGCTTTTTCTTTGTCGTTTCTGAAACCTGAAATGTGACCAACACCTTCACTTAAAAAGTGTTCGTTAATTTGTTTTAATTCATCTGTAGAAGTTTCAATGCCCTCTTTTCTAATTTGCATTAGTTCTTGAGCTTTCATGTTATGCTTACTAATAAGTCTTGAAGTAGCCATAGCAGATACAAAAGGAATATCAGCTTTGTATAACTGTTTTAACATCTCTTTATTTGAATCAAATCTATTAAAAATCTGACTTAATTTGTTTGCATTATCTAAAGAGATTCTTTTATTTCTCATTGGCTCATAAGCCTTTTTCAAAGTTGCTATCTGCATTTGAATAGCACCCTCGTTCATGGCTTGTGCCATTGTTTTTCTGTATCTTGTCATTAGTTATTTACCTTTGCTCCTGCTCTCCATTGATAACACGACCAGTACCTTGCTTTCCACTTCGGTCCTGGATTATCACAGTTGTGCCTAGCTCTGAAGCTTTTTCTTCTAGCTGGGTCATCTCGTTTAATACTTAAACCTGTTGTGTCGCCAAACGATACTTTGACAACATTACCTTTATCATTTTTTACATAAACATAAAACTTTTTAGAACCACCTCTAATAGGGTCGTTTAATTTTACTGTCTTACCTTGATACTCAGCTTCATAAATGCCTTCTTGTTCATGTTCAAAGATACATTCTTCGCATGATTTATCAATGTTTTCGTACTCTTTAAAAGTTTTCATTATAGTTTCTCTATCATTTTAGCAACAACCTCTGACAGTTTTGCTTTCCATTCTTCTTTGTATCGTTCCCTATATTTATTCATTGTAGACTCTGTACTTGCCCATTCTTTTACATCTTTTTCAGTAGGCTTTTCTCTTTCTCTGTCTAAGAAACCTTTTACTTTTTTGATAGGGTTTTCCTGACCTGGTGTCATATCAATTGTATGTTTTGTGTACTCTGGTGTACCAATCTCATAGACTTCACCGTACATTTGTTTGTATTTCTTAGTATGAATACTTGGTTTAGTCTTAGCACCTTTATCACCTGGCGCTGGTTTGTTATCATTCTTTGTAGTATCTTTATTTTTAAAGTAGTCAGCTCTCTTGTTTTTAACATCTTTAGATAACTGTTTGTAATACTTTTTAGGTTGTGTTCCTTTTTTCTTCTTCACATCTCTATCTTGTGGCTGAGCGTCTAAATCTTCTTCTATCTCTGACACAGCTTCAAAACCATAATCAACATTTAAGTTGTGTTCTCTCATCTCTGCCTCTCTATCTGTTGTGGCAATAGGAATACAATCCCATATCCACGCTTTGTGTAAATTATTTTTATTATCTTCTATTACAATATAGTTTGTACCTTTTCTAACAACTGTTCCTTCAAAGTCTTCTTTTACATAATCTACTTTGTCACCAATATTAAATATCTGTTCTCTAATATAAAGGTCTCTAATTTGTTGTTGTTCAAACTCTTCTAAACTTGCAACTGGTTTTAAATTTTTAAGGTACATATAGTTAGCGGCTAAGTTCATACCTTTTCTAACTTGTTTCATAATACTATCTGCGTCAACACCTCTAGGTAAACCTTTTTTAAAATTGTTTAAATCACCTTTGGCAGCCGCAGCTCTCATTTTACTTGCACTCATACCTGTAGCTCCTTCAGCGTCAGGATCCCTTTCGCCGGCAGAAACCACATTGATATTATCAAAGTCATACATACCATGTCTTGATGATACGCCATTATATTTCTTTAATATAGTTTCAAACTCTCTAACTCTATCTGAGCCTGCAACCATAGTTACATCTGTGTAACCTTTTTTATATAACATGGTAGCAATATCTAATACCATATTTGTCTGATTGATTTCAATGTTTCTTGCATGAGAAGGAAACATCTTTTTCATAATGTTTAATTTATCTCTAGGAGATAATGGATTCTTTTTAGGGTCATTACTTCTACTTAAAAATATTTTGTAATCATTTGTAGGTAATGATTTAACTTTGTTAATTAGTTTTTCGTGACCAATTGTAGGTGGATTAAATCTACCAAATGCAAATGCAATAGACTTACCTTTTGCTTCATGCATTTCTAAATCATCAATCTCTTTGTCAGTTACTTTACCATCATCTAATATTTTTTTACACTTCTTGTAAAATTTTAAGTAATGATATTTTTCTAACATCTTATAAATTACTGCCTTAGGTAATCTATTTTTAATACCGTATTGTCTAATTTCATCTGGCGACATATCTCTATCAAATGCAGCTCTTCTTTCTGCGTCAACTGTATCACCAATCTTAATAATATCTCTGATACTATCTTCTATTTCTTCTAACTTATCGTTGATTTTATCTTGTAAATTTAAAACATCATCTGCTGTCAAGCCTTCTAGTTCTCTGTAATCAATAATATCTCTTTTCAATTCACCTTTTACTACATCAATTTCTTGTACTTTCTTTTCAAAGTCTTTGATGTACAAACTAGGGTCGAAAGTAAAATCGTCTGGTCTTTTGATAAACTTGTTATCTTCAATGTCAAATACAGCGTCTGCTTTCTTTTCTTGGTCATTATAAGTTTTCATGTCCGTAATAAAGTAAAAGTTAATAGGGTGTTTCGTACCTGGTATTAATTTACCTTGAATATTATCTGGATTATTAGCAGACAAATACTTTTTAGATAATCTTAATCTTTCTTCTTCTCTTTTTTCAACTGGTACATCAAACAATACATTAATATCTAAGTCTGCGTCATCTCTATATCTTTTTGTTAAGATAGAACCAATTAGTCCTGTTTTGACCACAGGATATTCTGTTTCAAACTCTTCAATCTGTTTATCAATTAATGCTTTTACACTAGCCTTAATTTTAGGATTGTTTGTATCAGCGTCATCAAATACACCTTTAGCGTAAGTTCTTCTAGGTATATCAATAACTGCTTCTAAAAAAGTTTTCATCTTCTTTTTAATCTTCTTTCTGTAGCCATCCACCTTTTTGCTGTGTATGACTTAATTTTATTACTTAATAATCTTCTTACTGATTTGTCAACTTTGTTCATAACCATTGTAGTAAGTTCTTTATCGTCTTTACTATTATCAATAATAATCATATTACTCATACCAAAAGTATTCTGAAAACGACCAATATTTGATTGCACTTGTGTCCATGATTTTCTTGTAATATATTCTGGTACACTTCTTTCTCTTTTGGCGTTTCTTTCTAACGCAACTTCTAAACTAGTATTTACAAATACCATATAAGTATCATAACCTAATTGTTTTAACATATCATTTTGAATTTTAATTTTATCATAGTCTCTACCTGTACCATCAATAACAAGTCCTAATCTTCCTTTTAGTGATAAATCTAAAGTTTTGTCTGTTACACCTTTTGCTCTTGCTCTTAATATATCTCTAGCCTCTGCCTCATCTTCAGGCATTTTTAAAGATAGACCATGTTTTCTTAATGCACTTTCAAAAGCATTGTCTGAATTAATTACTCTTAAACCTGTACCACCAAATGCACCTTTTGTAACAAATGTTTTACCAGAACCTGGACCACCTGCTAAAAAGAATGCTTTAAAGATATTCGGGTCATATAAGCCCTCTTTTAATTCTTGAAATCTTATGTCGTCAAACTGTTTCATTAAATATCCATCGTTCTTGGAGTATCATACAATATAATATCAAATGTTGATGATATATTTGTACCTGTTGAAGCAATTGCTCTAATTTCAATATCTGTTTTTTCAGGTAAAGC